AGAAACAGAGAGAAGGTGGGTTCGATGCCAGATCATGCAGCCGTTCTTCCGGGATGACTGCATGGATGTGGAATGGAACGAGGCCAGAATGGATGAAGGTGTTACAGATGGGCATTCCCATAACAGCTTCAGGAGCGATACACATGAAGAAATCCGTGAGGTGGAAATAGAGTATTCCTGGAGGAACTATGGAAACAATGGAGCTGCTTCAATACCTGCGATTCAGAGAAGTACAAAAGATACTGGATGAGCTGCTACGCCAAAGGCTGATTGCCCCCGTCATATACGACATGGTCCTTCGGAAGTACCAGAGGATATGTTCCCAACATGTTGTATAAAAATGTGAAGATTTGGAGAACTGATACTTGATATGGTGCAGGAAGTGTGGTAATGTGTCTTGTTGAAAACGGAGGAAAGGAGGTATAACAAGTGGCAGAAGTATTATGCATCCCAAAGACCATACCAGAGCGTACAGGATACCAGATACGGAGCATACGGGTGTGTGCATATTGCCGTGTGAGCACGGATGACGATGGCCAGTATCATTCCTATGACGCACAGATGGAGTATTACAAGGGGCTTATCCAGAAAAATCCGGCCTGGGAATTCTGCGGGATATATGCGGACGAGGGCATAAGCGGAACCAGCCGATGGGGGAGGGAGGACTTCCAACGGATGCTGGAGGAATGCGAAAAAGGATGGATAGACCTCATACTGACCAAATCAATCACCCGGTTTGCCAGGAATACGGTGGACACCTTATCCACGGTCCGCCATCTGAAGGAAATAGGGGTAAGTGTGTATTTTGAGAAGGAACGCCTGAATACCATGACGGAGGAGAGTGAAGGGATACTGACTATATACGGTGCGGTTGCACAGCAGGAGTCAGAGAACATATCCCAAAACGTCCATTGGTCAGCGGTGAACCGGTTCAAACATGGTACATTCGTGATAAGCAGGCGGCCGTATGGTTACGATAAGGATGAAGAGAAGGAGCTGGCTGTCAAGAAGGATGAGGCAGCATGGGTCCGCAGGATGGCCAGTATGTACATGAACGGAATGAGTGGGGTGAGGATAGCCGAATGCCTGAATCAGAACCAAGTAGCGGCGCCGTATGGTGGGCTCTGGTCCTCCGAGGCGGTCCTGCGGATTTTGTTTAACGAGAAAACAGTGGGTGACTGCCTTCACCAGAAAACCTATTCGACTGGGACGGTGCCGTACCGGACAGAGAAAAACCGTGGGAAGAAGCCACAGTATTTTATAAGGGATGACCATGAGGGTATCCTGAGCAGGGATGAGCAGATGCGGTTACAACAGATAAAGGAGCACCGTCTTGGCAGACAGGCCAGGATGAACCCGCGTGGGAGTGGAGAAACTTATATCCTAAGCGGAAAGGTGGTATGCGGGGAATGTGGGAGAACGTTCATCCGTAAGAAGGAGCAGAGACGAAAGGGAGTGTCCATCAAGTGGAGATGTCCGGGCCACCGGTCAGAGGAATGCCAGTGCTATACCAATGAGATATGGGAAGTGGATATAAAAAACACGTTTGTGAATGCCTTTAATACTCTCGTAGGACATGCGGATGAGTTGTTTGGTCCAATCATACAAGGGGTAAAGAGGATACAGGAGGCCAATGGTCTCCATGAGGCATTGGGTACCTTAAATCAAAAGAAACTGGAACTAAAAGAGCAGAGACATATACTCAGGCAGTTAAAAGCAAATGAGTGTATCGACTCTGCTCTTTATTTTGAGGAGAGCCGGAAGATTGAACGAGAGCTAAGCAGATGCAGGTCAGAAGAGAAACAGCTGCACAGTAGAGGTATCCACCAGGATACCATCACAGGATTACAGGCCACCCTGCATCAGCTCCAGGGATATGATGGGAAGATGCAGGCGTTCGATGGTGACCAGTTTATCCTCCTGGTCCGGGAAGTCTCTGTGGGAAAGAAACGGGAGCTGGGCTTCCATCTGCGGTGCGGACTTAACCTATATGAGCCAGTCATATGACAGGAGGGATGCCATGTGAACAACTATATCACCTACGGGTACCGTCTGGTTGACGGAGACATGAGAATGAATCCAGAGCAGAGTGAGGCTGTACAGCTTATCTTTGATGCATATGACGGAGGAGAATCCATCAAAAAGATAGTAAGGATGCTAAAGGACAGGAAGGCACCTACCACCCGTGAAAAACCATCTTGGACACCCGCCCTTATCCGAAAAATATTGCGTAACAAGGACTATCTGGGAGTGGAACCGTACCCGAGAATGATTGAAGAAGAGCAGTTTGAACGGGTACAAAAGTGCCTGAAACGCTCCCGGGACTTATGGAACCAGCGTCATTCATCCGGCTCCATCCAGAGAACATCCATGTATACAGGCCGGTTGATATGCAGCAGCTGCGGCGGGGTATATTCCATCTATAAGCAGAGCGGCAAGGAGGACAGGAGAAAGATCCGATATTGGAAATGCAGGCATTACGACCCGGCCATGAAGGAACCATGTAAGATGCCCATCCTGACAGAGAAGCAGTTGGATGGAATGTTCTCACAAGCACTTATGCGGATGAAAACAGAGCCAACCCTGTACCATGAGGAAACCCAAAAGATACTGAAGGGGCTCATCAAAGAAAGACAGTTTATGGAATCTGAATTAAATGTGTGCTGGAAGCGATGCAATGAAGACGATGAATGGATGGAGCAGCTATACTTTCAGATTGCTGCCAAGCGATACCAGGAGATAAAATGGGCAGACTTGACCCATCAGATAGAGGAATATCTTCGGGAGGTGAATGCTTCCACTCAGGCAGATTCAATTGATTCGCTTAAAACAATTGATGCATCCGTATTCAAAATCATCAAGAGAGTAGAGGTCCAGCCGGACAGAAGCCTGAAATTTGAGCTGATAAATAGAGCGGTGGTACTTCAATATCCAGAAATAAAAACAAAAGATAAGAAAACGAAAAACATACGTTACTGCGTCCCCTTCGGATACTGGCTGGATGGACAGGAAGTGCCAATCACTCATGAACAATACAGCCCAATCGTCCAGATGGTATTCCAATCCTACGCGAAGGGGATGTCACTGACAGCATTGGCAAACGAGTTGGAGAGCCAGTCCATACCCAACCAGAAAGGAAGGCCGGCATGGAGCCACAGCTGCATCCGAAATATCCTTACCAACCCTGTTTACCTTGGGGATAAGAAATTTCCCGCTCTGGTGACACGGGAACTGTTTACACAAGTACAGACCAGATTGGAAGAAAACGGCCGGAAGAAACGGGAGAGCCGGACTAAGGCGGCAGATGGAAAGGAGGGATTATGTGCCAAGGGCGGAACGAATCGTGGAGGTCATCCCGGCAACCTGGAACCCGACGGATGAGTCGGCCGGGGAAATTCGGAAGCTGCGGGTAGCGGCATACTGCCGTGTCAGCACGGAGCTGGAACAGCAGCAGTCCAGTTACGACATACAGATTGAATATTATACCAGGCACATCATGCAGAATCCCAACTGGATATTCGCCGGTGTCTTCGCAGACGATGGACGCAGCGCGACCAATACCTTTCGCAGGGATGATTTTAACCAGCTGATGGACCAGTGTCTGAAGGGGAAGGTGGACATGGTCATTACGAAATCCATCAGCCGGTTTGCCAGGAATACGGTGGACTGCATCTCCTGGGTGAGAAAGCTCAAGGAAAAGAACGTGGCCGTGTACTTCGAGAAGGAAAACCTCAACACCCTGGATGACTCAACCGAAATGATACTGACCATCTTGAGCAGCCAGGCACAGGAGGAGAGCCGTGCCATCAGCACCAACGTCAAGTGGGGGTATGCGAGAAAGTTTGAAAAGGGGGAATCCACAAGACAGAGAAGCTATGGATTCAGGAAGGCGCCAACCGGAGAGATGTGCATCGTGGAGGAGGAAGCGGCTGTTATCCGAAACATGGCCCGGTGGTTTCTGGACGGGGACAGCCTGGAACGAATCAAGCACAGACTGGAGGACG